TCGTTAAGTATTTTTCGTTGCAGGACTCAAGAGAAAATATTATATATAACTGCGGGACCATACAGAGACAAAAGTTAACACTGTTAACGGATAATATTTAAACTAATTATTCTTCTAATAATCATGAATTTCACATTAACTCCAAAATACGTAATTATGTTATTCAAGTAGAGTAGGCAGAGTAGGCGATGAACCGACAGTTACAACCTATGTTGTGAGGAGTGAGGATTGTTTATTAATAAACTGTCCTGTGAAATGATAGTAGAAAAGTTGACCAATGCGTGTGTCTCTTATACATTCCCTAAGCGTATCAAGATACTAAAAAAGCTTGCATTTTGCCCTAATAAGCAATCCGAGTAAGCTTCGCTTAATTGAGGGAGCATTGCATAGGGGGGGGAAATGCGAAAAAATCAAAATTATTTCTTAGACCGATAAGTATTTAAAGACAGACACACACATATATACATGACATTACAAGAAATCAGAAAAGAAAGATTGCAAAGGATTAAACGCTCATTAGAGAAATCAAAAAACCCCGACGAGGAATTATTAATTGCAAAATGTTGCTTTGAATGGGGAACTTCCAGGAGAACAGTTTTAGAATATATAAAAATGGTAAAGTTACTATTGTAGATTACAAAAAGCAGGGCGCTAATAATCGTAAATCAGGAGCAAAATTTGAGTTAGATGTTAGAAAAGATTTAATCAAGAGAGGATATACTGTAGTTAAAAATCAAAATAATATAGACTTAGATAAAGATAAATTTGTCCCGGCTAAGCAAAAATTCATTAAAGGGCGAGGAATGGGATTGGGCTCAGGATTTCCGGATTTTATTGCATTTATGAACGTCAATAGGCACATAAACAAAGCTTCAAGATACGAATTAATGTTCGTAGAAGCTAAATCTAATGGGACTCTCTCAAAAGAGGAGAAGTTAAAAATGAATTGGCTTCTAAAAAATGAATATACATGTTGGATAGGATATAAAAATGAAAAAGGAAAACCAATCTACCGAAAATTTGTGGAATACAAAGAATGTCCTAAAGTTAGTAGAAAGTAAACTGGATATAAAATTAGATGACTGGCAAAAAGAATATATCGAACATGCAGGAAATACGGTTGTCAGAGCTGGCAGACAATCTGGAAAAAGCTTTGCAGAAAGTCTTAGGGTTGCTCTCTACGCCCTACTTAATTCCAAAACCACAACTCTTATTATCGCGTCAGTCGATAGACAAAGCATTGAACTACTCGAGAAAGTTAAATCGCATATTATTACTCTTGCAAAATCTCAAATAAAAGGAAATCCTACATTTCATAAAATAATTTTAAAAAATGGAAGTAAAGTCATGGCAGAACCCGCAGGACAGACTGGTTATGGCTTGCGAGGTTTTACAGTCAACAAGCTTGTCGCAGATGAAGCACATTATATTCCAGACGCTGTCTTTGTGGCTATCCGACCTATGTTGGCAACAACAGGCGGAACATTGGACTTACTATCCACTCCAAGAGGTAATGAGGGTTTTTTCTACGACTGCTTTCAGTCAGAAGATTTTCACAAAATACACATCAAAAGCGAAGATTGCCCGCGTATTACAAGGTCCTTTTTAGACCAAGAAAGAAAACGTATGACCAAATTAGAATTTTGTCAAGAATACGAAGCAGAATTTTTAGACTCATTAATGCAGTTTTTCCCCAAAGACCTAATTGACAGTTGCATTGGAGAGCAAATCCGTTGGGGGGAAAATTACTTAGGAGTTGACTTTGCAGGATACGGGGGAGACCAAAATGCATTCGTAACTTTAGTAAATGACGGAGATAGAAGTTTTGTAAAATGTTTTTCTACTACTGAAAGAGTCAAAGCATGGGAGACAATTAATGAAATTATAATGTTGAATAAACAACACAATTACGTAAAAATTGGAGTTGACGACGGGGGATTAGGGACACCTATATTGGATTATCTTTTATTAGAGAGCTCCTTACGACGTAAAACTATTGGACTTAATAATGCAACAAGACTGATTGATAGAGACGGAAAGAAAAAGAGACTCCTAAAAGAAGATATGTATGGAAATTTAAAATTACTCATGGAGCAGGGATTATTGAAATTTGCCGAGGACGAGGAACTACGTAGGTCATTAGTTAGTATACAATTTGAAATTGATAAGGACACGCGAAACGTAAAAATCTTTGGAAAATACTCACATATTACAGAGGGATTGATAAGAGCGGCATGGTTGGTAAAAAGCAAAGGATTAAATATTAAGAAATTCTGTAATAGTATGGGTAAAGTTTATGGTAGATAATGGAGTATTCGCAACAACCGCGCAAGTTCAACAGAAAGTAGGAGTTAACGCTTCCGCAACAGCAAATGTTGAAGCTTATATCAATGAATATATTAATCAGGCAGAGTTTGTGATATGTGCAATGACGAGGTATGACTGGATTACAAATTATGCAAGTTTGACTAACATAGCAAAAGGAATTTTAAGAAATGCTGCGTCATGTCTCGCAGCAATAGACGTAATAAATTATGACTCAAATGGATTTTTTTTATTGTCGCAAGCAGAGTCCAGGATAAATGTCCTCAGAGATATTGCATTAAGAGATATATCTATACTAAGAAAAGGGGAGACTAAGACATTCTTAGGAATAGTATAAATGGAACACGATTTTAAAAGATTTCCTGAACTATCCAATAACCAAATGCAATTTTATTATTTTGACAGTCCACATGAACAAATATTTGAAAACTTTGACGCAACAGTAACAAAGGTTATAGACGGGGACACAGTAAAAGTAAAATGTGATTTCAGGAATTTTGAGTTTAGAGTTAGATTAAAAGACCTGGCAGCAGCAGAGTTAGGAGAGGGCGGGGAAGAAGCGAAAAATGCCCTGGAAAGAAAAATCTTACACGAAGAAGTTATGATTATGATTGATAAAGAAAATAGAGTCGGAAAATACGGACGTTTAATTGGAGATATAATATTCGACGGAGAGAGTATGTCTCAAGCAATGATTAGAGAACAACACGCAACAACATTCTTAGACGGAGACAACTCAGGAAGTCTAATAGACATAGATAAAGTTATGTTAAAAATTGATAAGGAGATTGAAAATGGCTCTAAATTTTAATAGTGGATTATTCCCACAAAGAAAAGAAATACAAGCAGTATATAATTTTAGAGATATTGAAAGCGGAACAGGAGTTGTCCAATTTTACGCTATAAAAGAAATGAAATCAGGAAATTATTATTGGGTTGAAAATCAATTTGAAATTACAGAAACAGTAGATAACATAACATACTCAGGACAGACAGAATGTGATGCCGCAGGCGGAGATGTATCATTTTCAATAGATACACAAGATTTTAAATTACCAATGATGATTAATGGAAAAGCATATATGAAATTAGCATGGTATAAAAACGCAACAGGACCAGCAAGTGTAGAAAACATTACATTAGAAAAAATTGCAGTAGGCGGAGCAAGTTCAGATTTAACAACACAATTCACAACTACTGTAGCTTCGGGGACGAGTTTTGGCGGAACAGTTTTATTAGAATTAGGAGACATTGAAGATGAAATAATAGCAGTTGGAGAAAAATTAAGAGTAACATTCAATGTATCAGGGGGTAATATGACAGACATATATCATAACCCAAAAGGAGACGAAGATACAAGACAAACAGTATTGTTTATACCTTTTAAAATATTTCAATAATGGCAGAATATAACTTAGCAGGCACAGTCGAGGGAGATTTACGTAATCAGATTTCTGACATATACATTAATGCAGAAGCCCTGGATAGTCCCTCAAGCAAAACAAAATCTGAATACCAAAATGTAAATTGGACTATTCAATATGGCTACTACAAAAACACAACAGACATTCAAGAAGTCATAGACGCAAGAGCACGTTGGATTGTTGGGAAAGGATACATAGCAGACGAAAGCACACAATTATTATTAGACACATTAAAAGGGAATGGAGTAGACACATTCAATTCTATTTTACAGAATATGATAAGGACTATGGAGATAGGGGGAGACTCCTATGCAGAAATCATTAGGGACAGCGACGACATTATAGTAAATATAAAACCATTAGACCCTCAGAAAATAAAAGTCAAATTTACAAAAAAAGGAATTATAGAGAAGTATGAGCAAACTTCAACAAAGGAAACATGGGAGCCCGAAGAAATATTACATTTTTCCAGGAACAGATTAGGGGATAGTATGCATGGGATTTCAATGGTTGACGTATTGAAAATATTTACAGAGTCTAAAAAAGAATGTTTGCAAGATTTTAGAAAAGTAATGCATTGGCACGTAAAACCACGTTGGAAACATAAGATTAAGGAAGATGACCCAGTAGCAATAGCAGCGTATAAGACATTACAAGAAAGCACAAAGGCAACAGGAGATGATATATTCGAGCCATTCGACTTAGTTGAAAGTGAATTAATATCAGTCCCGGCAAATGCAACATTAAGTCCTATATCATGGTTAGAGTATCTTGACAGAGCATTTTACAAAGCAGCAGGAGTCCCACAATTTATTGTAGGCGGGGGAACTGGATTTACGGAAGCGTCAGAAAAGATTGCATATTTGTCATGGCAACAAACAGTAGAGGAAAGACAATTATATATTGAGGAACAAATATTGGCACAACTGAACATAGTAATTAATTTAGAATTTCCTGCGTCCCTGGAACAAGAATTAATATCGGACAACGCAAAAGACGGGGCACAAAACATAGACCAATCAGAATTAAACCCACAGAGTGAGAACATATAATGTTAGAAACAATGGAACATTTAATTGGAAGTGTTGGTTTTCCTATAGCTATAACCTTATGGTTTATGCTAAGGACTGAGAAAGTAATAAATAAAAATACTAACATAATGACAGAACTGTTAAAACGTATACAAATATAATGGCAACAAATACAGCAGCAGCAAACACAGCGACGGCAAACGCAACAAATGCGTCAAATTCTAAGAAAAAGAAAAAGATAGTTAATACTCCAAATGGCGGAAAGGCGGAAATATCATTAGGGGAGACAGGGAAAGTTGAAGCTGCAACAAGTTTATCAAAACCACAAGACGCAGATAGGAAATTAGAATTATTAAAAATGTCTCCTGAGGAACTATCAAAACAATCTCCTGAGGAATTTAATAAATATGCAAATCTAACTGAAAGTCAAAAAGGAGCAATGCAACAATCAACGATTGACCAAAGCACTAATTTATTACCCTCAAGTGTAGCAGCTCCTGGAGTAGTAGGAGACCAAAAGAAATTCTTAGACGCTGCAAATTTCGCAGGACAGGGAGAACATTATGGACAATTATCAGGAACTTTAATGAATGGACAAGAAGCAGTTGACGCGTCAAATGATATTGCTGTTCAACAAGAGCAACAAATGCAAATAGAAGAAACAGAAACATTTATGAGAAAAGTCGCGGAGTTCGGATTAGAAATACCTGCAAGTGTTGCTGCATTACTTACAGGGCAACCAGGGAATAGAGAAGACATTGTCGACGCTGCTGCAGATACAAAAATTGGATATGCATTAGGAGTTACAGCAACAGCTTTGGAAATAGCATTGGCAGCAATAGTAACAAAAACATTAATAACAAAATTAGCAACACATGTCCCACAACCAGGGCAAATGTTAAGTAGAGCCGGAAATTATTATAAACCAATATCAAAAATACCAGGAGACATAGGAGCAAACAAAATAGGATTAAGATATGGATTAAGAGTCGCAAACAATGCAAAGACATTTTTATTAAAAAAGACATTTTTATTAAAATTGGCAGCACAGGCGAGGAGACCGTCAGTTGTATTAGGACTTTTAACAGGGGCATTTTTTACGTCGTTATTTTGGGCTCCAAATGAGCAGGGAGACGCATTAACGACGTTAACTATTGCACAGGGAACAGCGTTAAGGAATGGGGACTATGAGGGAGTCGAAGAAATTGCTGAACAAATAGAAGACGTGGCAAATATTACAGCACAATTACCAGTGATAGGATTTTCGCAGTCAGAATTTGCTAAAGTTGACGCAGCAAGATTAGCGTCAGAAGTGGCAATGAGAGAAGCGGAAAAATATACAAAAAATGGAAACATATATAAAGGCTAAGTGTGTGTTTATATCATGGAAGAAGTAGAAAACCCCGAAAAAAATATATCTATTGTTGAAGAAGCGCGACAAATACGTGATGAAATTATTAGACAGAAAGAAGAACTACAAAAGACAAGAGATGATATTGAAAGATTACAAACTAATAATATGTTAGGCGGCAGGAGTAATGCAGGAGAGGAAACAGAGGAAAAACCAAAAGAGGAAACTCCTAAAGAATATGCAGATAAAATAATGAGTGGTGGCGCAAATGATTGAAGAAAAAGAGTTAGGGGTCAAAATTGCAGAGAACAGCGACGAAGCGTTTTGGACAGACATGAAAGAAAAATGCACAGAAGCAATAAAGACAGAACACAGAAACATAAAAGTTAATGAAAAATTGATAATTCTTGCAGAAAGCGAAATTGCGAAAGATTTAAATAGTATTTCTGAATAGGTTTATTATGGCTTCCGCAACAGCAGTATTAATTTTTGAAACAGCTCCCCCTATTAGAGTGAATTGTGCAGAAGCAGCAGCATTTGAAAAAGGGGATTGTGTAACATTTACAGGAGCGACTCTTAATTTAACTGTAGCGATAACTTCTGCGAACGCAGATATTATGGGCGGAATTGTAGCAGAAGAAAAAATTGC